GCTTCTTCTTGGTGTCAACCAACTGTTCCTTCAAACGCATCTCTGTTTTTAGTTCAGTGTTTTCCTCTTTGATAATATTGTATTTATCCAACCGATTAGTCAATGTCTCAGCGCCACTAAAACCCTTTATCTCGTCTTGAACATTATCCATACTCTGTGAATACTTTTCAAGATTCGTTTCACTATTAGATAATTGTATAGTCAACTTGTCAACATTTTTATTTGTCTTTTTCTTATCAGAAGTAATATCATTAATGTCTCTAACTCCACCTACCACATTGTTTAAAGACCTTACAAGTGCTTCTTTCTCTACTAACAACTCTTTACTAGTCTTTTCTAAATCATCTTTATGTTTAGTTAGATCGCTTATAACATCAACAGTTTGCAATCTTTGACTCTCAAAATTACTCAACACAGATGGGAAGTCATTCTGTTGATATTCTTTCAATAAAGTTTTCAGCGAAGATGTTTCTTCTTTGATGCTTTTTTGTAAATCGTCAATAATGTTTAGACCTAAGAAACGAGCAAGCAAGTCTTTACGATTTGTTTGACCATGATCAATCCACCTTGTAATATCAAACTGTTGACTAAATGTTGTCATGGTGTGTTCTTCATATGAGCCAAGTAAATTACGAATTGCTGTCTCTGTTTCTCTAACATTAGCTTCACCACTAATGTTAACCTTATCACCATGCACAATTTGGTAAAGTTTTACTTGGTTGTTTGCACGATTTGGATTCCTTTTATTTCTTTTGAAAACTCTTTCGATAACATATCTCTTATCATCTACAGAAAACTCTATCTCAATTGATCCTTCATTTTGGTTTTTATGAATAACATCAGCAACATTTCTACCGCCAGTTCTATTACTACTATTAAAAAATCCCTGTAAAATAGTATATAAGATACTGGACTTACCAGATGCGTTGGGAGAAAATATTCCCGTTAAACCTTTCATTTTATCAAAATTAATAATGTTATTAGGCCCATAAGAAAATACATTATCAAACAAAACCTTGTGTATTACCCACTTCCTACTTTTGTATGTATCGTAGTCCTCAGTAGTGCAAGTATCATAAAAAGCTTTGTGAATAGATAATATCTCATTTACTTCTTGTTCAGAAACGGTGGGACGTTTTGCAAAATATTGTTGTAACAAATCTTGTTGAGTTTTTAAGTCCGTTACGTTTTCTGGTTTACCCGACAAAGAGAGATCATCAACGGTAGATTGCACATCAACTTCAATAAATAATCCTTCGGGCTTATATCTACCTCTTATAACAGATTCTACATGCTTTGCTGTAGTTACATTATAATCGCTAGTATTAAGAAGAATCCTTACGTAAGGTTTGATAGGTAAGTCGAACTCAATATTTTCTATATTATCAATAGCTTCTTGGTCTAACCTAAAAGTCTTAAAGCCCCAATCGTTGGCCACTTCTATAAAAATACATTTCTTTTGATCTAAATCCCATAGAAGAAATCCTTTTTCTATAGATTCACCAAAGTTCTGTTGAATCAAAGAACCTGCATATGCAACCTTAATACTACCGTTGTCATCCAATATCATTGGTTGTCGTGAGTGAATATCGCCCAACATACCAAAATCATAATTACGGAAAACACTTTTATCGGTTTCACTTTCAATACGGTGACTAGCGCTTGTATGACTACCATCAATCGCACCATGATAAAGAGCCACATACTTCTTTCCTTGTTTCTTATCAAAGTTAATAGGCCACTGATGTTTAGTGTCTTGTTGAGCAAAAATACCATACACTAACTCGTCATTCACATCGTATAAGCCACTCTCTTCATATAGGGTGATGGGCTTACCTTTACTCTTTAACAACGATACGATAGGAGTTAAGCTGTCTAAACGGTTATGTTGATTAATAACGCAATCGTGGTTTCCAAGTATTAGATCGACAGGAACGATGTCACTTAATCTGTCTAAATAATCACTAGCTAGTTGCACAGCTTCGGGTGATAGATCAGTTTTATTATGTAGTAAATCGCCTGCTATAACAATTCTATCAATTGGTAGTGACTCTAAACTAGCAACTAAGTTTTCTAAAACTACTTTATATTCTTCATGTCTTCTTGTTTTACGAATATGTATATCGCTTAGGTGAGCTATTAGCATTAACTAAATAACCTTTCTTTTATTTGATCTTCAAACGTAAAACTCTTTACGCTTCCACTGGTTACTATTTCTTCAAATTTTTCTGAACCCATTTCAGCTATGTCCCTTTCTTCTGATTTCCAATCTACATAAGTAACAGGAATATTATATTTGACTAATTCGTTTATCATTTTAAACATTTTCTTTTTCGCATCTGCATCTAACGCAATAATAACTTGTGTGTTATTTTCTAATAACCTTTTGAACAACAAAGACCCACTACCCACGTTACTGCCAAGAATAGGCACAGCGTTTTTACGTGACAATATAGCATCAAATATTCCCTCTACAATATACAGAGGTTTATCCCATTCAACTAAGTGTTCATTAAATATAACCTCTTTCTTTGAGGCCGATGCGTTTTTGTATTTATAGGCTTCAAAAGGTTGAATGGTTCTTGCAACATAATAGTTTAAGTTGTTGTCTCTATCGTATGATGGAAACAATATTCTTTGATCATTAACACTATAGTATATGTCGTATTTGAGAATGTCTTGTTTCGTTAATCCTCTTTTCAAAAGATACTCTGCAGCGGGTTTGTAGAACTGTCGCTCTAAATTTCTAAAAAGATTTTCATAGCCGTTGGGTAAAACCAACTTCTTCTCTTTAACAATTTCTTTACTAAAAATATTATTAATCTGTTCTAAATTCTTTTTTGGTTCCTCATTAAATATCTTTCTATACTGGTTGACATTTGACACACCAGCGAGTTTAAGAAGATAGAGGAAACTACGACCAGATAGGTTGCAATGAAAACAAGAGAATACGTTTTTCTCTATGTTGACGGTTAATTTATTATTATGATGATGACAGTTTACACATCGGAAATAATGATTACCACCGGCCATTGTTTTATAACTTCCAAGATGTTGTGCTAATATATCTAACTTATCCATCAAACTTTAACCCTTAAATAAAATTTTAATATAGATATAATATAACCAATTATTATGATTAAGTCAAGGCTTTTTCTTTTTTGGTAGTGTTCAATTCCAATTGAGGTGGGAGTATTTCTGCAGCTCTTGCTCTTGCAATAACAACTGCATCACTCACATCATATGCTTCTTTACTAAATTCGTTTTTTGTTTTCATCAAAGGTAGGAGTTCTTTTATTTCGGGGTGTAACTCTATCACTCTTCTGAGAATAAAGTCTTTTGACTTTGTGCCGCGTGGAACCTTACAATCAGCTAAATTTCTTGCTCTTATAACATTCATCATAGTGGGGTATTTATTTAACATCTCATAACATTTGCGTTGGATTATAGCGTTGAAAGCAGCGAGTGTGATTATAGTTTTAATATTAGATTTACCGGATATAAACTTTGTGATTATATCTTCTATTACTACTTCAGTTATTTTATCAGTGTTTTCGTTCAAAGTATCTAAAACTTCAAACATCACATTAACTTTTTCATGTAGACCTTTTATGTTTTTTAATGCTACATGACCTGCGGTTTCTAATTTGTTTTGATTAAGATTCCATATGGCGTAGCCAGTACAGAAGGTGCTAACATCTAGTGCTAGTAAATATCCCTCTGTACTGACTGCCATATTAAACTACCACGTTTTGCTTACAACAAAATGTGTGTTCTTCACATCTGGATTATAGATAAACGAAGCACCATAACCGTCATCGTTATTGTAAGATAGTGCTACATTTGATACGCCAAAGTCACCCGACTTTGTGTATAATCCGTCACCGCCTCCAACAGTAGCGTTAAAGCCAAACAATGGATACGATACTTGTGCGTATGTGTCTCCCTCAATAGTTGGATCACTCTTTATAAAACGTCCAACATAAAAATCAACACCTGCATACTCGGTCGAAAAACCAAGCTCTATATCGTGATCATCTATATCTAAAAGTTCTGTTGTCGTAGTAGGATAGAAATATGAAATCAAATGCGCAGAGCCGTAGTCGCCCACTTCCTGCGAAAGTGTGAAATCATATTCGGTAGGATGGCCAGTTACCCATGTGGAACTATGAAAAGGTATTTGACCCCATACATTGAAACTAGTTCCAGTTGAATCAAAAGGCACCGTCAATGATGGTTGAACCGAAACCACATCTACTACACCAACACCGCGCCAAACATGGCGACTAAAAACAGAAACTTCTAAATTAGAATCTGCAGAAACTGTTGATGAAAAGATTAGGGACAAGACAGCAAAAGCTGCCATGATAAAATTACGCATACAAATTTTCTCCTTGTAGGGGGATTGTTTACTACATTAACATTTTGACATTCACGCTTGACATTCACACTTCTTTCTTGAGTTTTGGGAACTCAAGGACACTTTGATCACCAGTTTGGGGATCATCTTCTTTGTTAATGTTTTGTTCTTCACCATCAGATTCGGGTATGAATCGTTTGGGTGCGATTCCTTCCTTATCTAAAAGATCAAGAATATCATTTGCATTAACAGAATCCTTACTTTCATTTTCTAAATCTAATAACTTATGAGAAGCACTAATCATTTTGATAAGATTTTCCGTAGCTTTATGTGCTGAATCTAAGTATGGGTGAGGTTTATCACCCGACATAAAAAGATCTTCACTATCACCAACCATAGCTCTAAACTTTTTAAAAGTAGACATAGCTTCTTCTCTTTCCTCAATAGATTGTTTAAAAATAACATTAAATATCTCATCAAGGCTCTTACCTTCAAATAAACTTATGTCTTTTAGTTTTTCAAGACTCATCTTCTACTTCCTCACCTAAAGTATTAAATTTATAATTTTCATCTAATTGTTGTAAATAATATTCTATATCTTGTAATTGACCTACAAAGTTTTTAATTACAGGATCGTCACTATATATTTCGCGAGACAATACATCTCTAATACTATTTCCCAATGCTGTAAAACGCCCGTACATATCTCCTTGCATATCTTCATAAAAGCTAAGTCTGTTTATTGACCTATAAAGTGCTACGCCTAAGCATATGGATAGTATAATAAATAGTGCCGTTAATACTTCAAACATCAAGTTTTATACCTTTCTAATATATTCAAAGCATCCTCTGCAGATGCCAACTCTGCGACCCATTTATTAATCTCTGTTGGTAAATCACTATGTTCACCGATACCAACAGAGTTATTGAGATATGTATCTAATACAGCCTCGGCTTCTAACTTCTTTGTTGTAAAGTGGGATAAAGAGGCTTGTATATACATATTAGTAACCATTATCTTCTCCTTTAATATAAGTGTTTAATAGTATAAAAAAAACAATACGTCTTTTAAACTACTCGTAATTCATAATCAAAACCTCTTCACCTGTGGATTGATCTACTCCTTCTTTAGCGCCTGCAGGTTTCACAAACTCTTTTGTTTCCCAATGAAATTTATCTTTTGGATACATATCACTTAGTTCAGAGAAATCATAATAAGATAATGAAAACTTACCCTTCATGTTGTGAAGACAACTCATCAACTCATAGTGCTGTTCTCTACCAAAGCGATGTAGACTATAATATAACTCAGTACTCCAATAAGGTGGGTCAACATAAAAATATGTAGTTTTAGAATCATATTTTGCAATAACTTCTTCAAACGACATATTCTCACAAGTATCAATTTTTTTTAGTTTAGGAATAACTTTATCGCTGGTAAGTCTATTATAGAAGGCTTTAAACTTGGAGTTATACTTTCCTTTATAATCTTGAAATTCTGAATCCACTGGGTCTATACCAGAGAATGAAGAAGTAAGAATATATGCATACTTCATCGCAGCTACTTGGTTCTTTTGACCTGCTTTAATCTTATCACCAAAAACATCTCTCATATTATTATTGTTACACTGACGAGATGCTCGTGCATGAGTCAACGCTTCATTCAACGCTTTACGTTGCTTACCTTTAATATTTTTGTCCTCTAAGATTTTTCTTATCTGTTTGATAGCAAAGTCTGTATAGAATAAACTTTCCTTACAATCATAGAAATAATCTCTACAAGATTCTGATAGTTCGGGTGAATCTTTGGTTTGTAAAGGTGGTTTCTTATTATCAATAAACTTTGAGAATACTTTTGGGTGTGATGAGCATCGGAATAAATTAGTCATGTAAGGATTAAAATCATTATAGATAGCCTTATCACATCTTTCATGTATGTCTGAATTAACATATACCCAATACGCACCACCAAAAACTTCTACATATGTATCACATTCGGGAACAAAACCACTGATCCAATCTGCCATTCTTGCTTTTCCACCAATATAACTTAAGATAGTAACCTCGTTTCTAAAAAATTTTATATATATAATATAACCATACCTCTACATATTGTCAAGGATTTTCCTCATCATCATCAAATATTTTTAGTATATCATCCATTGTATGTAGGGGTGGCTTTTTTTCTTTCTTTATTTGTTCCACTCTATCTTTCTGTTCTTTGGTTAATCCTTTATCTAATATTTCTTTAAACTCTTCATCTGGAGTAAGGTCAATATAAAATTCTCCTTCTTCAAAATCATTCATATGTTCTAAGACTTCAATGTATTCTTCTAAATCTCCGATATGTTGCAGAAGTGTTTCTTGTTTTTCCATAAGCTTAGAAATAATATTTATCAGTTTGCTAGCATTATCCATCTTAGATTTTCTGCTCATAACATTCTCCTAATCACTAAACATGCTTTCTAAATCAAAATTACCTAACGGTTTTTCTAATTTTAAATCTCTTAACTTATCATTCTCTACAATAAGTTTAGTTCCACCCGAAATGTTTTTTTTACCACTAGCGTCAACCTTAATGGTATAAAGATAAAATGTTGTTTTCCACATTGACACTCTTACAATTCGGCCGGGTCTGCCATCTAAAATTATAATGTCATCGTTATTATAATCGTTACCAACAAACACAAGAAGTCCTGCTAATACTGATTCTATGGTTGTTTTAAAAAATAAGACTACTAAGGCGGCAAAAAACATCCACCCATATTCACCCAACAAAACACTTATGTTACTCTGTATAACATTTTCTATTTGTTGTGCGCTTGCTTCTTCCATCTAACTTTCTCCAACTGGTATAGTTTTTGTTTGTTAATTAGTGGGATAAACATTTATACCAATAGAAGGTTATGACAGGTTTTTATTTCCTACTCTCGTTAATAAGTGAAGAAATATTTTCTTTAACTTGATTATAGTTATCAACTAATTCTTTTTCTTTTATACGAACCATCGTATAGCCTTCTTTTTTTGCCAACCAATTTTTAGTTATATCGTTTTTCTTTGCCATCATACCAGCATAACTAGGTTTGTTCCCTATATCACCATGCCAATATGCTCCATCAACTTCTATCAAAACTTTATAATCTATTAAACTAAAATCATAATATCTCCACCCTTGCATATATTTTAAAGGTTTTTCTCTCTCATACTCTATCTTTAATTCATCTAACATATCAGCAACAATTCGTTCTAAACTAGACATTTCTTTTTTAGCTCGGTTCATTGGCGGATACTTTTGAGAATCGCTTAATTTTTGCCTTAACCTTTTTACTTTATTTTTATTATATTTTGGTTTTTTCTTAGGCATTTAAGTTCCTCTAATTTTACAACTCTTATTCCTAAACCACTGTCTTCTTTACGAAGGTAAGCAATAATATCGTCATCAACATATTGCCCCATAACTAAATCAAGCTGTCTCATAGAGTGAGCATCAACATAATCACTCCAAATATTTAAAACTCCGACACCTAATCCTATGCTCTCTTGTCTTGTTAAAGGCATAATATCTCTCTATTTAACTTCATCCTCTCCATATACAGAGGTATACGGTGAACCTATATCTTTATTTTTTTCTTTATTTTCTAACTTCTCTATTCTCTCTTGTAACATTGCTATTGTAACTTCTAAATTTTGTGCATGTGTTCTGTATTGTGCCATCAAATTTTCAGTATCTACAACTCTTTTATGTATGGCAAATAATATTTCGTGCGGTTCGGCTTCCGCAGCCATGTTAACCTTTTCGGGAGTTAAAATATTACTCATCGCCTTCAAACCTTTCCTTAAAATAATCAAGCATATTAGTTATAACTTTATTGTCCTTTGATGTTTTTTTATTATCTTTATCACTCTCTTCTTCTGCCATTGCTGATTCTATTTTTTTACGACTTTCTTGTATGTCCTCGTCCCAATTAGTTTTTTTTTGTTTTCCATCCAACCCTTCTGTTATTAATTCTGCAGAGTTTAGATAAGCGGCGTTCAAAAGACAAAGGTCAGCACTAATATTTTCTAATAACTTCAAAATATTAAAACAACGAGAGTTGCCTAATGATGTAGATATTTCATCTTGAGATAAAGCTATATGTGTTGTTTTATCCAAAGATGTTAAATGTGTTTTTAACATATCTATCTCACCTAATAAACTTATAAAAACATCTAAATCTTCGGGTATAGAATCTTTATTCATCGTCTTTCTCTTCTTCTAAAACAATCAGCTTGATATCCTCTAATTGGCCTGCACTATTAAACTTAATATTAATATCGTAGTTACTTACTATACGAGCAATATTACCTCTACACTTATCAAACAAATAATAAAGCATCCTATTAAAGCCGTTGCTAGTTTCGTCCTTAACTGACGCGTCATAAATAGAATTAACAACAACCCAATTTTTAAAAGTATCATCTTGTGTTAAATCTTGATCAGTAAGACCCTGTGGAATTTTATCTCTTAATTTATCAGAGAGTTGCATTAAGTTATCTCTTATGTATTCCACTCTATACTTTAATTTATCTTCTTCAATATCTATAATTTCTTCTACTTGTTCGCTCATAAAAACTCCTTTATTAAAAGGTTAGCTACATCTATCTTTAAATTAATGTTGGATAAAAACCTTTATGGGAGAATCCAACTTAAAAATATTCGTAGCTAACCCATATAAGCTTATAACCCATCTTTTCCAGCAATTCTATCGTCTATACCATCTACACACAAAACATACCTTTTTAATTCTTTATCAATTTCATAAACATACAATTCTTTATCTTCTTTTTCTGAATCTAATAAATCCATATCATCTTTTTCGTTTTCTTTAAAGTGATGCATAATATAAGGTATATTAAGTGGTATAAAAAAATCACGATCATTTGGATTGACTATCACTGTTTCCATAGGTGAGTTTACTAACTGTTGAGTTAACAAAATACCATTTTGTGACATAGAAACAGATGTGGTCGTATTGCTTTGCATAATCTGATTTATTTTTAATAAGGTCATATTAACTAAAACTACTTTTGCTCCAAAGCTTCTATTAACCTGTTTTATAATACTACGGCGATTAATATAGTTATACGCTATATATTCATCAGTAAAAGCAACAATTGCTTTTTCCTCGTTACTTAACTGAACCGTATATAATTGATTACCTTCTATATTCCCAACAAACCACATATTAAAGTCTTCCTTAATAAGTTTGTTGAAAATAATCTGAGCAGCTAATCGGCCAGGCTTATTTTCTATTTCTTCAATAGAAAGTTTTCTTAAATCTGGTTGTAAGGGTTCCATAAAATTTCTCCGTTGATATAATAAATATCAACTTGCATTAGTATAACTCTTCTTGTAATTTTAATAGATTATCCTCGCTCAATAAACTATTTCTATCCCAAGCTAAACTTCTACCGAAATTGTCAGATTGGAGTTTCACAGCGATGATTTTGCCAGGAATCAAATCATCTTCACAGTATTGTAATTTATTGTGCCACACCCTAAAACTACTACCATCCTCTGCTCTAACATTAGCGTATGGTTTACCCTTCTTTGTTTTTAACATCTCTACCGTACTAATCTTTGTCCAAAAATATGGTGAGTTCTCATCGTCTTCATTATACTCAGATATGTGTGATAGGTCTAATTTACTAACAACCTGCTTCATCATTTCTATCCGCTTAGTGTTTTCTGAGACTCTAAAGCCGATGCTCTCCAACTCAAAAGAGATCAACTCTTTCTCAGTGTATTCTTCTTCTGCGTTAATGTGAAATACATCCATAAGCCTATCAATCTTTTTACTATTGATAAGGTCATCAAAAACAATACTATCATCATCAAATATTTTAACCATTAACTCTTTAAACTTCTTTTTGGTCTGTAACGAAAACTGATTGAATACATCGGTAATATCACACAACGCCTTTCTACTAAACGTCTTGCCACAAAGCACCATTTCATCAAACAAACCTAACTTAATAAGCATGTGTAAGGCTTTATGTGGAATCATCTTAAGTTCCAAATTATCGCGATAGAACTCTGTAAAATCCAACCATCCACTTCCAGGCCGAGCCTTCTCTATTTTGTTCAACACACTATCGCCTAAACCTTTAATGTTCTTTATACCGATAGTGATGTTTTCTTCGCTAACGGAAAAACCTTTTGAGAAAGTATTGATATCGCCCAAACTGACTAGTGGTTCATCTAACAACCTTCTACCCATCGTCAAACCTAATGCGATTTCTTCATGCTCACCAAGATGGTCGTTCAACATAACTTCAGTAAACTCAGCAGGGTGCTTGGCCTTGAAATAACTAGTCCAGTAAGCGAGAATACTATAGCTAATAGCGTGAGACTTGTTGAACAAATACCCTGCGTTGTCAATCAACTTCTTTGCAACCGCTCGTGTTTCTTCTACAGAGAGAACCATCTTATCGGGGTATGCGAATAAGTTTTCTTCCAAATACTCATTACACTTTTTATGATCCATACTTTCGGCAAGTTTTCTCAAGATATCGCCTTGACCAAAGTTCAACCCAAGCAAGTTAAACATCTGAATGAATTGCTCTTGGTAAATCATAATGTTTTCAGTGGGCTTCAAAATATCATCAAACAAAGGGTGATGATCGTTTGTTGATTCTTCTTGTCCATTACGTCTACGTAGAAACGCTTCTGTAGCACCTAACTTAATAACGCCAGGACGGTAGATCGCATTGACAGCAGCAATATCTTCTACATTTCTTGGAACCATCTTCTGTAAACAACGAGTTATGTTTGCTCCACCAAACTGAAACACACCATACGTATCACCTTCACACAACAAGTCATACGCCTTATCATAATACTTTTGTTCTTCTTCATCCAATAGATCTCTATCAATTGGCATTGTGTAAATATCCTCAATGGACATACCAACCTTCTTCATCACTTCCATAACTACGGATAAAGTGGAAAGACCCAACATATCAATCTTGAGAAACTTCATCTTGGCCAATTCATCTATCTGCCACTCAGTAACCAAATCACCTTCTTTAGACTTACGTAACGGCATAACGTCATAGAGTGGTTGTGATGATATAATCACACCGCCGCCTGCAATCGTTTGGTTTCGTAGATTACCAATAAGTGTATCAATAGTTGTGATAAAGTCTTCGGCTTCGGTTGGTTCCAACGATGATATAAACCCTTTAACATCCTTGTTACTGTTCATTAATTCAGTAAACGTAGTCAAATCTTTGTTTAGTGAAATATGCCCACTAATCGTTTTCGCAATCTTGTTAGAAAGTTTGAAGTCAATGCCTTTGTCTTTCGCCAAATCACGAAATAAAGTATTAACAGAATAACGGGTATAGGCAGCAACAGAAGCAATATTAGCATCGCCCCACTTGGAGGCCACGTAGTTTTTAACATCTGGTCTACGGTTGTCTTGAAAGTCATTATCAATGTCAGGCTCCTTAATTCGTTCGGGATTCATAAACCTTTCAAAGAATAGGTCATACTTAATTGGGTTAAGATGCGTAATACCTAACAGCCAACAAATCAACGAACCACTTGCACTACCACGGCCGGGAGACATGAGTATATCGTTTTCATATGCCCATTGTGTAAAGTCATTTGTTATAAGAAAGTAATCTACGTAACCTTTATCAGCAATCAACTCCAACTCTGTTTTCAACCGCTCAACATATTTAGAAATTTCATCTTCGGGAATAAGATTACTCTTTACCTTACTTTCCATACCTTTTTTCAATAGGTCTAAAATATAGGTCTTACTATCCTTAAAACCATTTGGAACATCAAACTTAGGTTCCTTCAAAGTATCAACATCAAGCTGTGCATTGCAACGACTAGCTATGTGTTTTGTAGACTCTATACCCTCATATAAATATTCATCACTAATGATATCACCCATACCTGCGTCATACCACTTTTGTATCATCTCATCCTCTGTGGCGAAGTGTAGTTTGTCTATACCTGCTTCATCAAACTTACCATCAGTATTAAGTCGCCATAAAAAGTTGTGAGTCTCATGGTGGTCTTGTTCTACATAGTGAACATCATTAGCTAACAGTGTCTTTACGTCATACTTCTTTCTAAACATCTCAATAAGAACTTGGTTGTATTCTCGTTGAGAATCTAAGGCATGTGGGTGTAGTTCAATGAAAAAACGATCTTTACCGAAAACCTCAAGCATATCTTCAAACCACACACTCATGTCATCAATCTTCTTACTCTGTAACATTCTCGCCATGGGAGAGATGACGCATGTAGTTGTCGCAATAACACCTTTGTTATACTTCCTTAACAGAGGAATGTCTATGGTTGGTTTACCATAAAAGCCTGACATATTAGCATGGTAATTAAGCCTATATATATTCTCCAACCCCTCGTTAGTTTCCGCTAGTAACAATAGGTGTGATTTACGAAGTCGTAGCTTGTTAGCCTCTCTCACCTCTGTGGGCGTAAGACCCTCCTTTTCTTGATCGGTAAGACCTCGTAAGGTGCGGTCTGTTGTAAAGTAAAACTCGTTACCATATATGATCTTTGTTCCTGTTGGCTGACTTGCTTGATGAAAAGCAAAATGACTAGCACAACTGCCGTGTTCAGTTACCGCAAGTGCTCCGTGTCCTATATTAGCAGCTTTCTCACAATAATCTACGGGTTTACCTACACCATCTTGTAGTGAACCAAAAGAAGAGTGTAGGTGTAAATGGGTGAAACTATCTATCTTGTCTTGCATAATTCTCCTTAAAAGTTATATATAATAATATAACCAATACTGCCCGTTTTGTCAAGTGTTTTGTTCAACATCATACCATTTTGGTTTAGTGGCTTCATCCTTCCATACAGCAATGTTTTTCTTTTCTGTTTGGTAATACTTTCTATAAGCGGCGATACTATCACCCTCTACCTTACAGTATGGGGGCATACATTGTGGTGGTTGAGTGAAATCGCCGTAGGGTAAATTTTTTGGTAAGTGACTAAGGGCGTGTGCAAACTTAGTATCACATAGATGTATCTTATCATATCGGGATGCGTATTCTTCACATAGTCCAATAAAGTGACGATACAACCAACTATAATTTTCTGATGTTTTTCTAGCCCAAATAGTAGACGGGTGATTTTTGTAAGCTGCTCTATATATAGGTTGACCTGCTACCACATCTGCGTTATCAAGAACCCTATGAGCCGTACACAACATCTGTGCAGACTCTAAGGGCATCTTGACAACATGCTTATCTAATAAGTTGGAGGCAGCTACGGTAGGGTTTGGGTCTACATAAAATATATTGATGATAAAATCTCCTGTTTAAAATGTTTATATAATATACGAAACTTTATCTAATTTGTCAAGACCTTACCTGTTGGGGTTATCTGTTAAAAAATCACTTAATGAAACAAATAAAACACCTTTATCAATTTCATTTGTCATATCTTGAGGCACCCAACCTAAAAATTTTATTTGATCATCAATGGTTTTTTCTGCCTCTTTTCTATTTAACTTATTGCTTCTCATAATAATATTAATAGCAATAGACCTGTACTTTTTAAACTTATCATATTGCTGTTGGCGTTTATCTCTAAGGAAAGAGGGTGCTGATACTGTATCCTTGACAACAGATGCTATCTCCATCTTCATTGATGGGTCTTCTAAAACCTTAAAAAAATCTCTCATAAGGTAAGAATCAAATTCTGAAGTTTTGCCAAAATAAACCCTTTGTACTATACCATTTTCATTTGTTAATCGTTTTGAACTTTCAAACCCCTTTACTGAGTATTCACCCCAACCAATTATATCACGAGCATTATTAACAGCATTCCGTAATTTACTTTCGGAAAATGACATGATATGTTCTGCCACCACTTTTTTTTCAATTTGTTTGAATACCTTTTTTGCAACTCCGTCCTTTTGAGAGTCACTTCCAAAATTAGGAGCACATCGTTCAATTTCATTTAAAATTTCGGTTTTATCATGCTTAAGTCGCCCACTTGCGTTAAGTTTGAGCAAACTCTCAATTAAATCGTTTTCTGTGTTTTTGAATGCACTGCCGTGATCGTTCACAGACATTTGAAATTTTATTTCGGCAGCCTTGCTTTCAAATCTAAAAACGTCCATCGGCCACATAGCTTCTGGTTGCTGTCGAACTATTTCTCTAAATTTTTCACCTCTAGCGAATCCACTAGACATTCTCGGACCGCTAGGTTCCATAACAACTTGAGGTATCATACATTCTGGTCTAAACCCCTTTGTCTTTAAATCACGGCCAATTTCACTAACCCTTTTATCAAGATTATCATCAGATCTTATCTGATCTTGTTCGTAAATCAGAATATCTTTTAAGTAAAAAAATTCCATTCCAAGATGTTCTACACCTTCTATTTTATGTTCGTCACGAGCTGGCGGTTGCCAAGAATTGAAAGTATAGTTTTTCATTTCCCACCACTCTTTTGTATACTCGTTGCTTATTACTAATTGATTCATAAACCTTATTCCTCCGTGGAATGTTTTGAATTAAATTCATTATGTTTACAATATACGAAACTTTATCTAATTTGTCAAGGCTTTTTTACTTTCAAATATTTTTTATTTTCTTCTGTAAATTTATCAAAGTATTTTGTATTCTTTAGATTTTGATGTGCTTTATTAAGTTCATCAACATACGCTACATTTATTAGAAAGTAGGGTGCATTGCTTCTTGTCTTTACACCGCCTACTTCAAATTCATCATCGGGGTGAAAGGTTATCACTTTTACATAACCCATCTTTCTTTTTCGCAACTCTCTATTAATATAATTTTGAAATTTTTTATACTCATGCACCTTAATGTCAGATATGTGAGCGACAATCATGGACATATAGTTGTCTTCCATATCCCACTCATCTATCAAATCAAAAATAGAGTTTTCTTTACCAACTTCAAAAACCTCATATTTTAATTTACCAGATGCTCTTTCTTGTTTTACAAATGGACAGATAGGAAATCCACCAAAAGCTTCATTTGGAGTTGCAAGCCAATCTATATACTCATCTATTTTTGCAATTATTGTTTCTCTATCTTGCATACCGGCACTCCACATTGTTCAAGAAACCTTTTACCATCATCTAAACGATATTCGTCTATATAGAAAAACTTTTTAATACCGGCGGATACTACTAATTTAGCACAAGATATACAGGGAGTCATCGTGCAATACATTATACAACCATCCGTATTGATACCATTACGAGCCGCATACCCTATTGCGTTCTGTTCTGCGTGTATACCAAGAAAACAAGAGCCATTAGAATCTTTACCACACTTTTCTTCACCACCATCATCTATACAATTTAAAGAACCAGAAGGCGGCCCGTTATAACCAAAAGAAATTATTCTATTATCCTTGATTAAAAGGGCTGCCTGTTTAGCTTTAACACAAGATGATCTTTGAGAAACTAGTTTTGTTGTCTCTACAAATAAATCGTTAAAAGTTATTCTACTCAAAACACTCCTGCGTTTTTTCATCATATACAACTTGACCAGCTCTGTTTAACAATCTGTTACCGTCTTGACTATACTTCTCATTCTGGCCAAGAGTCATATACTTTAACATTACACTAATGTCACCAAAATCTTCTGCTAACTTTTTTAAAGGGCCATAAAAGTAAGTGCCTGGCTTCTTTTCTTTTTTCTTTGCTGGTCTTATTAAATGTTCTAACGACATTGCTGTCTCTGTATTTTTTTGTTTACGGCGATATCTTTCATGTGTTTTAGTTATTTCATCTTTATATTTTTCTTCTTCTTCTCTTTGTAAGTATTTATCTAACCGTTCTCTTTCTGGTGTAATTTCATTTTCATACTGTTTAACATTATCCTTACTCTTGATTTGTCGTAAGATATTTCTAGTGTTTGACATTATTTCCCCTTAAGTTATTTCACACGATCCACCAGCACATGCTAGCTCACCTGTGAGATTAGTATTATCTATTAGTTCCACCACTCCACTTAAATCCACCTCTCTTAAGTTATTAAACAAATCTTTAAAAGTTACTTTATCTATATCTTCAAAAGGAGCTTGTTTATAAGATCCGCCAAAATAAGGAAGTACAGATAGTCCGTTATAATAATCACGGTTATCCCACATCCACTTGCCTACTTCTTCCCATTCATCTTCCTTAACGGAAACAGTGCAAGAAACATTATGTGTATTATTACCATTGTTATGAGCGGGAACAATCCAACGATTGTAAATGTCTTTTACTCTTTCTAACAACTCTACCGATGTTTCATGTCTTAATATACCGTCACTTGGTGCTTGTTGAGGTATAGATATTACTGCTTGTTGATCAGGCTTAAAAAAATCATCTTCTAATAGTTCGGGGTGATTAACTTTTAAATAATTGTAAATAGCTTCATTCTTACCAACTCTAATACGCCGAATATAATAGTCATTGTGCCATGCGTGAATACCACTTGAAGTACCTAAAACACAAGACGTAGTTCCACTTGGCTTCACTGTAGTAATTCTTGCAGCTGTATTAATACCAAATTCAGATGCATAATATTTATTAGTTGATACGGCCATTTCTGCAGCTTCTTCTAAATCTAACTTTTGTACACGACCACTTCCAATACCTGTCATACCAATCCCAAGTAAAGCATCCTTTTCAGTAGTTCGGCGCCATACATCACGTAAATAATGAAAGTTAGTGTAAGTAGCTTGAAGAGTTCCGATAAGAGATGCAGCAGAAACTCTTTCATTGAGTTCTTGTTGTGTCTCTACATCACTTACATTTACCTCACAAAGATTACAAAATTGAAAAGGTCGTAAGGCAATTTCTGCACAAGGATTAGTTCCCCACTCAGAATCGTTTGTAAAATAAACGCCAGGCTCTCCTGCGCCACTTTCTTTTACTTTTTCCCAAATATTGAAAAAATCTTTTTTCTTAACTCTATGTCTAACCACCACTGCCGAATTGTTTGCTCTTGCTCTTTGCGGTTCTGTTTCCCACCAATCTCCGAATTTAGATTGGAGCATTTCTTTATCATCAAGGGAAAACAAACTAATAGTAGCAGACCTACGGATACCACCAGATAATACTGCATCTGCAATCCAACAGTTAATATCGTGCACTTCCAAAGTAGATAATTGATCTCCATGTTCTTTCCTATCAAAAATTCTTTTTATATTATGAACACAATCTTTTAGTGGTTGTGGGCCGGGAGCCTTACCGCCACTAGTTACTAACAAAGCACCTTTTGGTCGAACACTAGTAAAGTCAAATTCTGGTTCGGGCTTATCAAGAAAATATGACTTCATCAACATTTTTATACAATCAGCCCAACCTTCAATACTATCACCGACAAGGTAACGGCGTTTTTTTGTGGGTTTAGTAATAGTTGGTAATTTTTCTACATGATGTTTTTGCACCGAATAACCCACACCAGTTCCACCTAATAGTAGAAACATCACTTCACTAAACGCTCTGTAATCATCCATCGGTAAATAAGCACAATTGTATATACGAGAAGGTGTCTGTTTTATAGCACCACCTGCAAATTGTAAAGAACGCATAGACGGTAAAACTTTTTTATCATATACTAACTCATAAGCCTTTTCTATATTTGACTTAATGTTAGGAAAGTTAGAGATATGCATATCACGATTGCGTGTTATTAATTCTTCCCATGTTTCGCGGCGTTGCTCTGCCGGAAGATACCTTGCATATTTCATATGCACAGTAATTTCTGATAAAATTTGTTGACTTATATCCAATGTTAGTCTCCGTCTGTTGATGTTTTTACATTTTTAGCACTTTCATATCCATCTCTAAAAAATCCTTTTCCAAAACTAATCCCTACATTCTCTATTTTACGCCTCATTTTTGCGCCACAACTGGGGCAATAAACTTTTTCTTTTGAGTCATACTCTTTGATACTCATTCTTTTAGTAAGTTGATAAGTACATTGTTCGCAAACCCACTCATATACTGCCATCAAAGACTCCTTTGACCAACTTTTTCTACACGATGTATAAATTCTGTATTACCATTATCATAAGCTAACAGAACTTCATATTCAACTTCTTCGTTAGTATAGAGTCTTTCGTTTTCTATCATTTGATTTGCCATGCGTATTACATCATCTTTCTTAACATCTCTACGAGATGCAGAATATACGTGAGATATTGTCGTATCAACATTGCCCCATCGGTGTGTTTTAGTAATTGTGAATCTTTCCATAATTATTATCCTTCTTTAAAATCTCTATATAAAGACCTCATTTTATCGCCACCATTTAACATACCATTAACTTTTTCGCCGATAGAAAAACCATTGGTAGATGGCATATCATCATTTAAATCAATAAAACTACGTGCTGGGTCCATCTCAATATTGAAATTAATATTTGCTTGACCCATACGATTTTTACCAACATGAAACTTACGTTGTGAGAAAGTGCCAAAGAAATCTACAACCATCGCCTTATTTATAGCTTCACCAACTTTATCAATAGTGATAACGTCATCATTAAAACCTTCACGATTACTTTGTGTTGCCGTCCAAATCGGTAACTTCATCTCCATAGACAAGGCTCTAAGGTCTTCAAAAATACTTTCTAACTCAAATCGTTTTTGGTCGTAACCTCTACGGGACTTCATCAAATCACCATAATCAATTATGATCAAATCTGGACTAAATCCATTAGACAACAATCTACCCATATGAAACTTGATGGTATTTATTGTTGCAACCTTTGGTGGATACTCTTTAATAAACAACTGGCCACCATTAAACTTAGCTAGTTGTCCTTCGGCCTCAACCATACGACCACGTAATTCTTTTGTTGGAATACTTGTAATACGACTATCATAGCGATTACCTACATGAGTTTCACTCAACTCAAAGGTATAGTGAACAACATTCTTACCTGCAGCAAGCGCACCATAGCCAAAGTTGACTAACATAAAACTCTTACCACCGCCTGTTGGAGCCATAACAACACCCAACTCGCCATTAGCTAATCCACCATCCAACACACTATTCTGATCCAAGAGAGGGAATCCTGTGGGGATACAAGCTCTTACATGAACTTGTTGACGAGACTTGAAAGAGTCAAAGTAATCATGTCCCATATCTTGTTCAGTACTAATCTTTAAACTATCTTCAATGGTTTTCTGAATCTCTTCAAACTTACCTTCTTTTAACAAGTCCACTGATTGCAGAATTGCACCCTTCATAGATTGATTTCTGCAGAACTCTAATGACTTGTCCTTTGCATATTCAATCTCTTGACGATTAACCTTTGTTTCAATATCCAACAACACGTTAATAGTAGATTCTTTTAATTCACCTTCGGGGTATTGTGAAATTTCTGTTTTTAAAGTATCATAGGTAGGAGCTGCACTATATTTGTTAAATAGTTTTCTTATCTCTAACCAAACTGTTTTGTGTGCTTCAGATGTAAAGTATTCTTCTTTTAAAACTTCAAAACTCTTTTCAAAAAAATCTCTGTCAATTAAAGCCGCTTGAAGAACACAATTCTGAAAATTTGTTCCAAAAGACTTGAAAGAGTCAACATCCGTATACGACATTATAATCTCCTTACAATATTACTGGTTCGCGTGAAACCGACATAAATGATGATATCCAGTTGTCAATGTTACTTGGTGATATATCTTCGCTCAACAACTTAAGTCTAAGTTGATAAGAATTAAACTTCAAATCTTTATTTTCATAACTTTTTTCCAACGCCTGAATTGATTGTATATTCACATCTACATCCAAAAGTTGTACTATCTTATAGTTCCTTCTTAACAAACTTTCGTTGTCAATATACTTTTGATACTTCTTATTCTTTTGATTACTTGCATATTCTAAAACATTATCCACATCCATATCTTCATTGGTTGACAATAGTGGAAAATCTCGTTTAACACTCTTTTCACCAACGCCTGAAATGCCATTGATGTTGTCACTCTTATCACCAACAATAGCCTTTAGAAGTGCATAATTAGGTGGAAAAACATCCTCTTTTTCTACCATGTAATCCATATCTATCATCTCACCTTTTGGATTTTCTTTAGTCTTAACTGGCCGATATACAGAAGTGTTGTTATCGACTAACTGAAAAAAATCTCTATCGGTAGAGACAATGACTTTTGCTTCATCTTTGAAGAAAGTTCTACAGGAATATGCTATTTGATCATCGGCCTCTAAATACTGAACCGCCGGTTGATATACGGGTAGTAAATCTAAACACTCCTTAAGTAGTTGGAGTTGTCTAGCAAATGATTCTGACTCGTCTTCTTGCGAATATTCAAAGTGCCTATTAAGACCTCTAAACTTCCTACCCTCTTTGTATTCCTTTAGCGTGCGTCTACGCCGTTCTGATGAACCTTTACCTTCCCACACCACCGAAACAATATCGGGGTTGTGCTTTTTTATCTGCGATTGTAAACTATTGAGAGTGCCGTATACACCACCGACATGCTCGCCATTATCATTTGTTAGTCTAACCGCAGAGAAATTTCTAACAAACATATTCATTAAGTCAATCAATAAAACCTTTTTCATATTATTACCATATCACCATATTAGTTATGAGGCGTTTTACAAATACTCTATATAATATAAGAAAGTCTTTCCATGTTGTCAAGTCTTTTCTTTGTTTTGCTAACAGTTCTTTTTCTTTCATTTTTGCTAATCTAATTGACCATCTTTTTTGCCTTAGTTCGCTTAATTTAGCACTGCCTGTATACCAAACGAAATACTCAATAAAGGCCCAAAACCAAATTCTAAGTGTGATTAACATAATAAAAACCATTTATCATTTTAAGTCTCACCATTATAATTTATTTTTCTCATAGATGCATCATCATACTTATAAGGTTTGACGCCAGGTGATTCTAAAATATCTATGCGATTAGTAAATCGGGCATTCATTGTATCTCTAACTTGATACACTCCAGACTTCTTACCGGCATCTACCCAAACATAATCACCAAACCTAAGAAAACCACCATTACGCACAAGCATATTTCGCGAAACTGCAACATAGTTATATTCACTTGCCCTTTTTATTTTAATAACAGTTCCATCGGCTGTGATATTTGGAGTATCATCTGTTTGGTCGGGAACAGGGTGATACATTGTAACAACTATTTTATGAGTATTAGCTTCAAGATTCTTAAGTTTATTTTGATAAGTCATTAATTTATCAGCTAAAATAAGACCGTTAATAGTGGTGCTTTTTATAAGTGAATCTGCCATAGATACTTTAAAATTTAAAAAACTTATTTGATCGTTTAGTTCCTCTATAACATTTTTCTTCTCTATACTGTGTGATATTAAAATCACCGATAGGAGTGTAATAGCTATGGTTTTTATGTTTTCTCTATTCATATCATTCCTCGTTGATAGTATAAATATAGCACAAAAAATCTATAAAAATACACTATCATTTAAAAAAATTTAAATTCATTTTTTGGAAAATATTTTATTAGAATTTACTCCCAACGGGACTTGAACCCGTATTTTTGCCTTGAAAGGGCAATATCCTAACCGATTAGATGATGGGAGCGATATAACCTATTTAAACATCCACTTTGTTAATTTTAAACCAGTAAAATAAGCAAACAATAATGCTGCTCCAGTATATGGTGTAAGTTCATTCGCACCAAATACTGGAGCTACAGAAAAGTTCCACAATAGGGAAAAGAGATATCCTAAAACAAGATACACTAAAACGGCAAAAAGACCAACAATAGTAATACCAATTAAGAAACCAACACACCACATAAATTTTACGAACCATGGCGTTTCAGTTTTAGTTATAGGTTCTTTTATCTTTTCCCAATATTTCATTAGATTACCTCATCCTCACCTAATGCTTCTGTGGTTACTTGTTCTCTTCGCTTATGTGGGTCTTGCTCTATGATTAACGAATGTTTAACCATTCTTTTACAATAATCATGTGCTTCTGTATTTTCAACCTTTCTTACCCACTCAACAAATTTACGGTTTTGGAACTCATAAACCTCACCCGTTTCTTTGTTAGTAATGGCAGACTTTTGTTGTGAAATCTTTTCTGCAACATCAGCCTT